CTTCCTCAATCGGGAACGCTATGCCCCAACTCACCAGGTCCAGGTACACCTTGTTCATTTCCAAATGGAAGTCGCTCTCTTGCAGTGCTTGATAGCAGATATCGGCGCACTCTTGCAGCCATTCGGCGGCCTCCTGGTTCTGGTTGAGTTCTTCGTCCTGAAAAACCAGATTCAACCACTTGATCAGTGGTGGAGTCAGTGAACCGTGAATTGACGATGCGAGTTGATTCGCAGCGACGATAGCCGTTGAATCGAATAGTTGTCGGCTTCTCCAATCGACAGACAGTTCCCCCTGGCTTGTCGAGAAGAACTCACCAGTGAAGGGTCGCACATATCGCTCGATCAATTGGTAGAGCGAGTCGAGGTTGTTGCGCTCAGTCTGGAGCGTCGCTAATCGTTTGCAAACTTCGTCCGGTTTCAAGCCAGCAGTCTCCCGGCCAATACGAGTAAAGTAATTTTACTCTCTTATACCGAGATGAACAGTGTACGAATGTCCAGACTATCTGGCCAAAGAACGCTTCACTCTAGGTTTCCTGGCTCGTTGACCAGGCGTTGATAGTAATTCTCTGCCCTCACCCGCACCCACCATCAAGTATTCCAGTGCCTCACAAACGTGGCTCCACTTGTTCTTGTCAGGCTGGTCATGGAACCGTTCATCACCTGCCACCCGGACCCGGCGGTAGCAGAACTTACCTGCCAATCCCTTCCTGAGCGTCTTACACCGGGGAGAGATGATGATGCCTGGTTCATGTGCCATCGTGTTGCGGATGAAATGCTTCGACAGTGACTTGCGTCTGATGGGTACGTCATTGTTCGTTGATGCTGGTACACACGGTACACCGGCAGCATTGAGAATCATAAACGGTGTGCGCTTCGTTGATTGATTGCCTTGACCGCCAGCCGGGTCACCGTACCCCTGGCTGAACTTGAAGTCCCGGTACTTGATGCGAATGATGTCAGACATCATGGGTGCAAACTCATCTGCAGCCATGTCCTCTGTCACCACCTCATCGAAGATTCTCCATTGACCGTCGATCTTCTGTCCCAATGCAGCAGCAGGTGTCAGACCAAAATCTACTCCGAACTGAATGTCATACCCCGGTGTTGGTTCGCATGGCTGGCAGTGGATACTATCCTGGTACAGGGGTTGAACAGGTTTACCATCAATCGAGAACCCGTACTCGTTTCCAAGGTTGACCTTGATCCAATCGTTCTCCTTACCCTTGGTGAGATTCTCGTAATAGTCATCAGGCAGGTTGTTGTAGTTCTCAGCCTTGGTATTGATGATCCACTGCTTGCTGGATTCATCCCATATCGCAGCACCGGGCTGTTTATGCCAGGACCAGTTATCAGGGCAAGTCTCTTCGGCAAGCCGGTAAATCCACTCGTCTTCATCAGGTGCGTTATAGTCACCGATCATGCCGTGCCAATCACAATCCACACCACCCTGGATCAATGTTGGATACCTGCCATGCCTGGAGTCTGCAATGTCAATGATAGCCTTGTTGAGTTCCTTGACCTCGTTCAGCCAGAACCCGGTCACTTGGTAGCCACGCAATTTCCTGACCGCATCTTCCCGGTCCAATGGTAGAAAGATCATTTGAGCCTTGACCTTGGTCATGTCATCCAGTTCAAAGAACAGGCTATGTGATGGTGGCTCCCTTCCACCCTTGACGTATGTCCCCAGGTCACCATACATTTCGAGCCAATCCTTGATGGTTGTTCCAGCCAGGTCACCTGCAGTATTCCGTACAGCTACCCACCTGGATGGACGTATGCCTTCACCGTTGGGTGATTGAGCGCACATGAAGTCGAATGCCTTCTGGCAGGATGTCGTTGTCTTCGCGCTTCCCAATGGACCCATGATCATGGGATGGGGGGATTGGTCCAAGTAGAACTGTTCCAGCACTCGACCCTGACAGATCAGGTCATAGTCGTAATTTACTTGGTGTCCTTTCAATCTAACCCTGCCGCCTTGCGCCCGGTGAAGTTCCTGCTCACATGCGGCGGTATGTCCAGGGTCACTGTGTTATCGAATGCCATGACCTTCACATGCCTACCTGCTAACTCAATTGCTTTGGTCCGTTGCTCTATCTTCAGTTTCTTTATCGCAACCCGTATCTGCTCATCATCGCCTGAACTTATTGTCTTGATGATGTTCACATCCACTGACGATATGACCATTGCCGCATCATCACTCCACTCGCTCACTGGTTTGAGATCACCATTGTCGTTGTACAGTTCACGGATATCGAACCTTGCGATACGCACCAAGTCAGTCAGGACATCATCAGCAGAGTATTGCACTCGTTCTATCCTTGCCGCCTTCTCCTTATCTATCAACTCCTTGATGACAGGTTTAGCTAGGTTCTCTGTCCCCATCTGTTTAGCTGTCTTCTTGGAGTACCCAGCCCTGATTGCAGCCTGTGTTGCATTCAGATCAACCAGGTATTCAGCAACGAATGCTTGTTGTTTGCCTGTCAACTTAGCCTTCATAGCAATACCTCACAATACGTTCCATCCAAGGAGCCGGATTGTCTTTGGCTCCAAACACCTTGAAGCTGTGTCCGTGACCGTTTACTACATGCAGCTCTCCGCCATGTTTTTGATGCATCTTGGATGACTGTGACAGCTGTACGTGTTCATCTTCTGCCCCATGGAACAACAAAAAGGATTCTGGGAATGATCTGTACATGGGGGAGCCGCCTTGCAGTTTGTCAAAATGCTTGCCCGTGTAAATGTCAATTCTTTCTTTCACAATTGAACTAAAATCATTGGCCAGCAAATCATAGGCTCCGTAGAACCCTACAAAGCCCTCAAATTCTGTGGGCCAGAATTGGTACGCCAACGCTGCTATGTTTGCTCCAGCCGATGACCCCAGAAGAATTACTCTTCTTGCGTTCGTTTTTCTACGAAGCAACTGGCATGAATGAAGCACATTAGCAAAAGGTCTGCCGCTTGCAGGATTGTCTACAGCGATTGGCGCCGTTGGTGTCGCTGGTGTAGCCAGCGTATAATTTATTGATGCAACACTCATTCCATACCGCTCTGGTATGTACTTTAGACACTCTCCGCTGTCAAAATTCCCTGCCCTTTTGTCACCCCGCGTCCATCCACCACCATGAACCAGGACCAGCAAGACATCACTGCTGCCTGTCCCCAGGTCGTAAGTGTGCCAAGGATCTGGGCCGTAGCTTTCGTCAGATTTCAGACCAGCAAGCATAGCGCAACAATGCCCAGCACCAAAACCCCCAGTGCCACAAGAATCTCAGTTTGATCATATCTCGATTTACTGTACCACTTCTCAATAAATTTTTTCATAGCGCTCCCGCTAACGTATTAATGTTTTTTAATTCGTCTTGGTCTGCAACGAACACAGGACCATGACCCAGGTCATCAACTCGCATTTGGTCCAACAACTCCTTGCCCTCCAGAAAACCAACAATGGTGTAGTTTGGGAACTCACCAATCACCAGGACATACGCATCGCAAACGTTTTTTTTCCACAGGGCGGCGATCAATCTGCCGTTTCTATATTTCGTCGCTTTCACATCAATCGTCAACCCGGTTTTTGTGACGCAATCGTACGTGGGCAATTCGGCCAGATCCGTTTCGAGATCCGGGTAAATGTTGAGCAAGCTGCAGACAGCGATTTCAGCCCCGACCCCCTCTAAGTCTGTTTCCCAATTTGTCTGCCCACCCTTCTTCATATCTGGTTTGGCCCGTCTTCTTGCGTTTTGATATCTCGCCCTGGCCAAAAATATCGCAAGCTTTTTTTCTGCCTCATTCAGCGTTTTCTGCATCATCTTCAGACCTGTGCGAGTATCGGGTGACCTTTCTCCAAAGTTCGCAGGTGTCCTGGTCAACCAGCAACCGATCAGGTTGTCGGAGCAGCCGATGGATGTCATTCGGATCGCCCGACCCCAGCAGCTTCGACTGCGCCGATTTTGCCACACCGGCCTCTTTCATCTTCAGCGACCATTCCAAAATCGAGATCAGCATATTTCGATTTCCATCTTCTTGTTCATGTCACGATACTGTTTACGCATGACCTTGAGATCGTCTATCGTGTAGCGCGTTATTTTGTGCGGTCCTTCTAGCCATTCGACCAGCTCAATGCCGATGCGCTCAATGAGTTCGATTCTGTAAGTCACGATGGACCCTGATTTGAAAGAATTGCAAGTTGAGCATTGACCGTGACAGTTGAGCTTTGAGAAACGAAGTTCCGGGTGACTGCCCACACTCAAATAATGACCTGCATGGAATTGTGGAACATTCTTCTTCCCACATGAGACACATCCCATGCGCCTATCGCGCAACCTGATCCACTTGTTGAACTCAGCCTGTGTCTTCTGCAAATGCCAGGA